GTTGCGGACTACCCTCACGAGGACGGCATCAAGACACTGTTCATAACGGGTAACCACGACGCTACCCACTTCCGTAATGGCTTTGCCGACATTGGCAAGGGCATCGCGGACAGACGGCCTGACATGGTCTACCTTGGACATAACTTCGCACGCATACCGCTGACCGAGGCACTTAACATCAGCCTTGTCCATCCAAACGACGGCATCTGCCAATCCATGTCGCTCAAACTGCAACACATCATCGACAGGAACGCCACACGGCGCAGTGACATCATGCTCGTGGGACATTACCATAAGAGCCTGTTCGTCAAGTACAACGGAGTGTACGGCTACTGCCTGCCCTCCTTCCAAGAACAAACGCCTTTCATGGAGGACAACAACATCGTTAGCGACGTTGGCGGGATGATATTCACCGTCAAGGTTGACACCAGTGGGAAGTTGCTCTCCGTCATCGTCGAGTACCTCGGCAACTAAGGGAGTGATACAATGAGCATTTTGACAATCGACCCCAAGAGGACGTTGTTCGTCCCTGGCGACAACAACATCTATTGCGGAGACACCAACATTGGTTATAGCGAACGAAGCAGACGGCGTGGCGGGGAAGAGGTGTGCCAAGCCCCACGGCCTGTGCGGCTCGACTGGGAAGACTTGCGAGATACCACTTCGGAGGCACCGCAACGGCGTGACACCGTCCGTGTCCCTTCCATAACGGAGAGCCAGTACAACACCCTCATCGACGCTGTGTTAGGCGACGACACCGACAACGCCAGAATCGCCATTGGCGAGGAACTGTTCGACCGTCTCTCCACCCACTCGGACGAGATTGACGCATCTCTCATCGAGAACATCCACGACAACCGTGAGGCCACCAAGGCCATCATCGACCAACTGTTGCGACTGTCGGGCATCACCGTTGTCTCCGTCGGCTACGATGGCATCCAGAACCCCATCACGTACAGCATACCCGACCCGACCTATACCCACGTCTACGATAGTGGCCAGGCGGGTGAAGCACATGGCAACGGCTAAGCGTCCTGCCGATAGCGAACTGGCACGCAGACTACTCCAAGACAAAGAGTTGGACAAGGACAAAACCTTAAAGCAACTCTTTTTGTCATACGCGCAGTTATACGATGGAGATTTGGTAGCGTGCCTTGCACGCACGTCCATCGAGTTGGACGAGAAGTTCGCGACCTTCGACGTGCAGAGTTGGAAGAAGTTTGTCACGTACCCCATCGTTAAGAAGTACATTGACAGTTTCCTCGAAGAGATGGCAGAGAAGAACGCTCAGAACCTCTTGTCTGTTACCACTGGCAAGCCGAGGGACGCAATGAACTTGCAGAAGACCATCGAGGAACGCCGCAAAAGCGAGGACAACAGCAAGTACATTGTCCTGTTCGTCCCACAGCGCACGTTCATAAAGGACTGACAATATGGAACTCCTGTTCAAGATTAAGCCAAGACACACTGCCAAGACCCCACACTTGTGGTACTTCTATGAACACATCGGGATGAAGAAACTCATCATGGACGGAAAAATCAAGCACATCGCGCAAGTGCACGCAAGCCCAGGCACAGTTGACTTCCTCCGCGACATGTTGCTTCACTCCTACGCGAAGTACAAAATGTGGCAAGAACGAGGTAAATGGCGTTTCCACAGATACACGAAGAAGGAACTTAAAGAACGGTACGACTGGATTACCACAGGGTACTACGCATATCAGCACAATACCCCGCTGTTGAAGACCGTCACGCATCGCGAGTATATGGACACGGCATGGGACTGGGTGAACATCTCCCCCACAACGGACAACACAGTTCCTGATGGTTACATCAAGGTGCAGTTTGACTAAGGCAGGTGAAGTAGTGTGTCCCTAATCGAAAGACTGGATAAGACCGACAAGACGGGACGCTACTACAAGTGTCCTGTTTGTGGTTTTGGTGAAGTCCGCGTAGACAACAGCGTGTTCTACGGGAAGTGCAACGAGTGCAACGCGACAATGCTTGACTTTGTTCCTGCACCCCATCAACTTGACTTTTACCTCGACAACGCCACCTATAAGATGGCACTTGGCGGATTCGCGAGTGGTAAGACCACGATTTGTTGCTTTGCGGACGCTGTACACGTTATGACTGTCCCTCACGCGCGACTACTCATCACTGCACCGACGTTACAGCAGGTTAGAGAGGCCATTCTGCCTGAACTTAACCGCTTTATTCCCCCGTGGCTCCTTGTTGGTGGCAAACCGAAGGGGAATCCGCCTGTTTATGACTTTACGAACGGCTCGGAAATCCTCATTTATGCCTCTGACGACGAGGTTAAGATTCGTTCGTTGAACTTGACGGCGTTTCATATCGAAGAAGCCTCTGGTGTTCCTCACGCTATCCCACAGATTCTGCAAACACGTCTAAGAAATACCGCCGCCGTCGTTTTTGACGAGTTTGGCGCTGAAATTGGAGACTGTTTCATGGGTCTTATCTCGACAAACCCCGAAGATGGGTGGGTTAAGGACGAGTTTTTGCTGAAAGCCGACAAAATCTGCGGTTCCAGCACTGCCGACGTATCAATTTATGAGCCTTTACGGGCACAAGAGCGCATTAAGGACTTCGCCGCGTTCATTTCCACGTCATTTGACAACCCATATCTGCCACACGGTACGATTGAGCGTATTAGCGCAGGCAGAAGCGACCGTTGGAAGCGAAAATACCTCTATTCCGTGTTAGACACGAAAGAGGGCGTTGTGTATCCCGAACTTATCAAGCATTACGTGGAACCGTTCGCGATTCCCGACAAGTGGGAGCGTCTTGGTGGCTTCGACCCTGGTATTGCTGACCCAACGGCCATGTTATTTGGCGCCATTGACCCAAATACTAACATTGTGTATGTTTATAACGAGTACTATGTTACAGACAGGCCAGTTGGCTATCACGGTGAGCAACTCGCTCCCATGATAAAACCGTACCACTTTTTGTTCCCGATACAGGCAGACCCGTCAGTCAACCAGCGCAGTAAGGAAACGGGGAAGACCTATAAGCATTACTTCAAGAATGTCACAGGGATTGTGCTGAAAGAGGCCAATAACGACCTGTTGTTCGGCATCGAGAAGGTGCGGAACTACATGTACGAGGGGAAGTTGAAGATATTTAACAACCTCGAACACTTCCGCATTGAAGGTGGGAAATACAGTTTCCCGAAGGTCAAGGAGACAGGCAGTACGCGTGACGTACCGACCGACCGAGACAACCACTTGATGGACTGCTTGCGATATATGGTGTCTGTGTTACCACAGAATCCCCATCAGTTCAATAGCGTGGCGCTCCCAGAAGAAGCAAGAAAGAAAGCATATTCAGCCTTTAAGCAGGAAACACCGTGCACGCCAGACGAGACGCACGAGAAAACCGTATTCGTACGGGATTGGGGGAGACACTATGGACGAGACAGTACAAAAACTTATTGAGCGCGTGATGCAGTTGGAAACGCGTATTGAAGCATTGGAAATCGCAAATAACCACAAACGAACAGGCGTGGTTATGGTTGGTGCAACGAAGTTCAATCAACGTTTCGTTGAAAAGAAACTCAACGAGTTGAAGGCGGAAACCCAGAATGGCTAAGCGTAGAAAGACCGCAGAAGAGTTTGCGGCAATGTTTCAGAGGGCGTATAACTTCAACTCACAGAGGTTCTTGGACTATCAGGAATTAAACGCCTTTTATGAATTGTCGCAGAGTGAACTGCCGCAATACCAGATTACGAAGCCGTGGGTGTACAACATCAACGCTCCGTATGCCACCGACGCCATCAATTTACGTGTCGCATCTTTGCAGGCAAGTGACTATTTAGGCGAATTGGAACCGTTGTCCCCCGAAGACGCTGACGCGATTCAGGCGCTAAACTTCGGTTACAAGGCGCTGTGGAATGAAGCCGACACCGACAAACACATCAATGACGCTATTCTCCAAGGCGCCGTCGTGCGTGAAGCCTATACGCACGTGGTTTTTGAGAACGCCGAGGTGGGAGGTACGGGGCGCAAGCGCAAGGGTGTCATTACCCCGTACTCTATTCCCGCGGGCAGTGTCAACATCGACCCACAAGCCGACTGTCTTCGTAATGCGGACTACGTGTTTATCACGGAACGCATCTCGTTGGAAAAGGTGAAGGACAAATATCCGTCGTTCGATACCACACATACGACCAGTTCTATGTACACGCCTGAACAACGTGGCGAAATCTTCTATGGAAACGACTTCACAACGGAACAGGACAACGTCCTGACCAAGTTCACGTGCTACGAAAAGAACTCACAGGGTTGTTGGCGCACTGTTCTTGTTGAGAACCAGATTGTTGAACAGACTAAGAAACTGCCGATTAAGCATTACCCGCTTGCTCAGTTCCGTTGGACGAAGCGCCTGAAATCTCCTTATGGCATTTCCCTTATGGATATGTTGCTCCCGTTGCAGAAGACCGTCAACGAAATTGAAAGTGCGATTGCCAACTCGGCATTGCAGTTTTCCAGCCCGTCTTACGTTCTGTCTGAGGAAGCAGGCATCAACCCAGAGGAACTCGCACTCACCGCAGGTACTCCTGGCGCGGTCTATCTCGTCGGAAATGGCACCGACATCGACAAGGTTATCCGCCCGCTGATGGCTGACCGTAAGGTTGACGACCAGTTGGTTGCAATTAAGCAGGAAATGGAAGCCACTATCTACAAACTCGCTGGCATTAGCCCTGAGTTTCTTGGCTCTCTTGGCACGTCGGGTAACACCTCTGGTGGTACTGACATGGCCGTTCAGCGTGCGCAGGTCACAGAACAGCGTGCCCTTGTCCAGATGGAAGAGTACGTCGAAGACCTCACCCGCATCTTCGTGGACTATCTCATTGCTGGCTTTGGAGGAGAGACTCTCTACGCTAAGCAGAACAACTCCTACAACTCCAAAGGCGAGTTCTCGCCTATCAACATTCCAGAAGTGAATAACGACATGGAGTACAACTTCTATATCAAACTCGACGTTAAGACCAAGTACTCGAAGAATCAACAGCGCGTTCTGATGAAAGAACTATATCAGCAACAGGAACAGTACGGAACGACCATCAAGGGTCTTACCTTCCTCGACGTGTTGAAGACGTATGATGTCCCGCAGTTGCAGGAACTGGTCAACCGCTTTGAGCAACTCACCTCGATGGATGCCAGTCAGCGTGCTGAACTGGTCATGACGCTCGTGAGCATTGGTGAGCAGTACGGTATGGATGGGGAACTTGTCCAACAGGCCGTTTCTGAAATTATTGCCAATGAAGAAAAAACGCCCACCGTCGATATGTTCTTACAGCAAGTCGAACAGGCCAAGATGCAAGAGCAGGTGGCAAAGCAAGCCGTTGTCCAGGCTATTTCTGAGAACGAACTCGCGGCACAACAGCCGCCGACTGGTAACGAAGTCTATACGATGCAGGCTGGCGCTCCCGCCAGCCCTGCACCTGTAAAATAATTTGACAAAACACTTGTCTTTTATTGCCTTTCGTGTTATAGTATATACGTAGAGTACTCGTCGCTCCTACGCGACATTTACATGACTACCATACCAATCCCACCTTGGGGGATACAAAACATACCATTGAGAACGGAGTGTATGGAAGATGGATAAGTTAGTTGAACAAGCACTTGCTGAGATGAACGCCAAGAACGTGCAAACGCCCGCCGCTGTGGAAACGTCTGTTGAGGATGAAGAAGTCGCACTCGAACCCGATGAGGAACAGCCTGTCGAGGAAGAAGAGACTCCCGAACCCGAAGAGGAAGAGGAAACAGAGCCTGCGGTAGAACCTAAGAAGGACAACAAATCCACTGTGGTTGAACCGAAGAAAGGCGACGAAACGTTTAAGGTCACTCGTGAAGACAAGAATGACCACGCTTTTCGCGAAATGCGAGTTAAGAACAAAGAACTCGAAGCGCAGATGAAGCGTCTTGACACCATAGCCCAGGGCTATGGTTTTAAAGACAATGCTGATATGGTTGCACGTATGGAGTCCGAGTTAATCGAAAAAGAAGCAAAAACCAAAGGGATTGACCCGACGTTCTATAAAGAACTCAAACAGACTCAACGCGAACTCGCGGAACTCAAACAGCATCAAGTTGAACGTGAAAAATCGGAGCGTGTCAACAAGTTCGTTAGTGAACTCGACAGTTTCGCTGTTGCCTATAAACTTACTCAGGTTGAGAAGGAAGGCATCATCGAACAGATGGACGCGGACGGATATACCGTTGAAATGCTCATGACAATCAAAAACCCGCGCGTAGTCTTCAAGGGTTATGTTGAAGACAAGATTGCTCAGGTTGCGTCACAGAAGGAAATCGAGCGAGCCAAGAAGAAAGACGGCTTGCAAGAAGAGAAGTTCCGTGATGTCAACACTACCACTGGCAGACCGTCAATGGATAACTTGGCTGACTTTCTGGTTAAACGCGCTACCAAGTAACAACAGGAGAAACTATTATGGCTCAGGCCGCCCTTGACTATGTCAATATGCTTGCTGATGTGCAGGCGAATGATTTACTGCTCCAAGAACTCTATTCGAAGACTCTGGAAAAGATGATTGTCCTCGAACGCTCGAACTTCGTTTTCACCACGCTGGCCAAGAAAGTCTCGATTCCGCGCAAAGCGGGTACCAAGACCTGGACGACCAAGCGTTATCTTCACCTTCCTGTTGACCTGACCTCTGGTAAACTCGCGGAAGGTGTCACTCCGACTCCGATGCGTGTTGAAGGCGTCAAGGTCTCTGCTACGATTGACCAGTTTGGTGCTTACATTGAGGAAACCGACGTTGCCGAGGCGCTCCATTTCGACAATATCATGACCATCTATCAGCCCGAACTTGCGCGGCACGCCGCGGAAACCATCGAGCGCAACCTGCTCGAACAACTCGAAGGTGAGTGCTCCGTTCGTTATACTGGTTCTGCCACTTCCGACGACGAAGTCGTTGATGAACTTACGTTCAGCGATGTCCGTAAGGGTTGGCTCACGATGCGTAACTATCATCGCGATGGCCATTCGCAGTTTGGTGGCGCTCCTGTCCTTGTCGCCCACATCAATGTCATTCAAGACCTCATTGACGACACTGTCCTGAAAGACTATGTCATCGTCCCTGGCTACGACGAAACCCCCATCAAGAACGGCTCCCTCGCTCAGTTCAAGATGTACGGCATCTACTTCGTCGAAACCAAGGTTCTTGACCCCGTGCTAAATGCGGACTCGCCCGCGCAGAACGTCTACACTTCGTACCTGCTCGGCAAGGACTCCTACGCTCTGCTTGACCTCGGCGGAACTGGTGTCCAGTGGGAACAGAAGGGCTTTACGCCTGACAGTAACGACCCGCTTGCTCAGCGTGCTACTATGGGTTACAAACTCTGGACTGGTGCCAAAGTTCTCGACCCGATGGCCATTTGCGCCATTAAATCTATCTCGGCCTACGACTCGCATCTCGCGGACTTCTCGACCGACCCGCTTGGCCGTACTGCCTCCCAGTTGAGCCTCTCTGGCGCTGGCTCGTTCTCCATGACGATTTCTGCTACCCTTGCTCAGACTGCTCAGAATGAGGAAGACACCCTCACTGTTACGCTCGTTGACGACAACGGTGACGCCGTTACCGCCCTTGATGATGCGTTCTACATTCAGTGGACTTCTGGCACTCTTGCCACCGCGACTGTCGCCGCGTCTGGTGACCTCACCGCCGTTGTCAAGGCTGTCAAGGCTACCTCTGGTACTTCCACCATTACCGCCCAGTTGAAGAAACGTCTGCCCGAAGGCGACGAGAATATCGGTGATGCCGATACCTGCGCTCTCACGCTGACCATCGCGTAAAAAGTTTACAACATAGTAGGATAGTACCAGTTTTCTGGTACTATCCTACACTTTCTTAAAGAAGGGACTGAATTAAATGGCTGAAAAGGGAAAAATGGAACAGGTGTTGCGTCTGAACGAGGAAAAATATCGTAAAGACAACGCCAAACGTATTGACAAACTCAAACGTGAGCCAAAAGTTGGCGTTTACGGTAACCCGCTGTACAAGCAGGCGCTCGGTGACGTATATTCGTTCACCTATCAAGATTATCCTGTCACGATTGTCTTTGATGGTCGTACATATCTGTATCCGAAGACTATCGCCGCGCTCATCCAGGAAAAATTGAACGCCGCCGCGAAAGCAAATACTCCCAAAGAATCCAGCGAAATCGTTGTATTCTAACGGGATGAGGACGGTGGTAAAACACCGTCCTTTTTTATTTCTCATAGAGGTGAAATCATGGCAGGAACACTTACTCTAACCAACTTAACGGCATCGGCTAACGCCTTTGCGGATGAAAACATGGCTGTCTCCAAGACGGTTCATTTTTTCAATGCCGCGATTGGTGAAATCAATGCCTATCTTAAAGCCGTACTGCCACTCATTGATACTTCGGACAGCGCCTATGCCACTACGGCCTATGCGGCTCTTGATGACGAGTGGCTCATGTCCGTTCTCGTTCCGTACATTGCGTACGGTATTAAGATGAACGACAGTTCCAGTAACGAAGCAGACCGCTTCCATGTCAAGTATCTTGATGGCCTTCGGATTCTGCGCACTAACAAGAAAACCGCGATTGCAACTGCCTATCAAGGCGAAAACTTTGCAGGAGCCTATCTGATTACCCACTATACGGGGTGGTTCTAATGCCTGTTCGCCAACCGTTCCGCGGTGACGCAGAAGACAAACGCTACGTTGTTTACGGAAACTTTGGCGGTGGCATTAACACGTCTACCCCCGACAGTGAACTCCGTGACTTCGAGTTTCGTGATTTAACAAACGTTGAATTAAGTGAGCAAGGTTACGTTAAAAATAGACGTGGTTTTGCTTGTTTCAGCATATTCAACCAACTGTTGGTTGACAACAACATTGAGTGGCTCAAAACGACAACCGTTGATGAACCTCTCGACATTCGCGTTCTAACCGACGTAGACAACATTTTTGACAAGATGGCGGACTACGCCACATTCAGTGCGCTTGTTGCGGCACAGGAAAACTTCTCGGACGTTTCCTTGCTTATTCTCAGCAAGTTCACTCAGACGATTGACGCTGTTGACTACTATTCTTTGATTCTAAACAAGTACGTCATTGCGTACGATGGTACTGTTACACGCTATAACCTGTATTCTGATACGATTACATCGCCGCTTACTGTCAACATGACAGGGATTCAAGTTGTTGAGTTCGACAATAACACCTACTACAACCTGTCAAAACTCAACGCTGGGTTGGCGGGTATGCTGAAATACGACGGTGAAACAGGAACTGCCTCCGTAATCAGTGCAAGCACTTGTTACGCGCCAAACTCCTACGAAATTACAAACGTCGGGTTCAACCTTATTGCGACGGAACCACTTTCAATCGCGTATGAATCGTCGGGTGTTGCAGAGATTCGCGGTATTTACATTACCAAAGTTGGAGACGACACTATGGTGTACGACCAAATCCCCACCGCAGGTGCCTTTGTGATGAATGTCATCTACAAAGGTGCAGAAGCAGACGCCGCAAAGTTGGTTCCGTATTTCTATGTTGA